TTAAATTGTTGCTAGATGCAGTAATTGTGTTGCCCATCGCATTGCCATGAACAGTACAATAATATCTTAATGAAGAAGGTGCATCTGACGGCACTGCGAATGTAACCTTTGCACCTGACGATCCAGCTGTACCAGTAACCGTAACGCCTGACGTATGGCTATTTCCGGAACCGTCTTTGAAAGCTAAAGGATGGTTTGCGTTACTGCTTGCACTCTGATCAAATATATACGTGTTTCCACGTACTAGAGATAATGTTGGATTGTTAACACCATCCACAACAAACACATTACTACCGCCTACACTAGCAACGGTAATCGTATAAGTTGTACTGCCTGTTAAAACTCCAGCAAGTGAATTGACGTTACTAATATTTGTTGAAACTGTGTTTACGGAAGTTATGCTTCCGCTTACGTTATCTATAGCTGTAACGTTTGCAGAGGTTGCTAATGTATTTAGGTCACTGACAAAATCACTTGTAGCCAGTGTATTCAAATCAGAAACAATATCTGACGTAGCGAGCGTGTTTATGTCAGAAACAATGTCAGACGTTGCTAGTGTGTTAAGATCTGAAACAATGTCTGATGTAGCAAGTGTGTTTATGTCGCTAACAATATCCGCTGTTGCTAATGTATTAAGATCACTAACAATATCTGATGTGGCTAGAGTGTTTAGATCTGAAACAATATCTGATGTGGCTAATAAGTTTATATCATTTATAACGTCAGTCACGGCTAAGGTGTTTAAATCCGAAACAAAATCAGATGTTATCAAACTAGCTTTTGCAGCAACGGATGTTATTTGGCTATCTATACCAGCAACCGTATTTATGTTGGTTGCATTTGAGTTTACGGCATTTATTGCTGTTTGATCTGAGCTCGTTGGCGTTGTACGGAGCCAAGCTGTTGTACCCAGGTTGTACACCATAAGCACATTATTGGTGGTATCGAAAAAGAGGGCTCCATCAATAAGGTTGTTTCCGTCGTTGTCCTGAGTAGGGTTGCCACCTGACGTAGACTTTGCGCCTAAGTACCGATCATCAAAACTATCTAGCGCAGCTTCCGCAGCTGTTTGTGCTGTTTCACTGGCAGTCTTAGCAGTTTCACTTGCCGTCTTTGCTGTTTCACTAGCAGTAGCACTTGTAGCTGCTTCACTTGCTTTCGTGGTTGCCGTTGCAGCACTTGCAGCCGCTGCTGTTTGCGCTGTGGTTGCAGATGCAGCATCCACAATAAGATCATACTTTGCACTGTTTGCATTTGTTGTAAGAGGCTGAGAACCAGAACTAGTATGCGCTGTGTTCACAATAAAAATATTATTAGTGCTAGTATCTTTAACTAAATCTCTTGCGTTATATGCAGTGCCAGTTGCCCAGTTGCCTCTGTTTGTACCTATCTCTTGGGCGATTGATAAGTTGCCAGATGCGTCAAAACTAAATAGTTTGTTTGCCCGGTCTGTAGCAGATACCGTAAACTCTGAGTTAGATATGACGTTTGTCCGTGAACCCTTGATAGTACGGCTAAGTTCTTCCTCGTGTTTTTGTGACATAAACACTAGTTTGTCTAAAGCTTCTTCTAGGCTTTCTGCTGGAAAAGGATCGTTAGCAACTAGGTCTAAACCTTGCGTAAGCGGTTGCGCGCGTAAAATGACTACAGTAACACCGCTTGCCGGGGCAGAACCAAACACCACATTACCGCCACTAGCCGACCCTACGCCTGTAACTGTATAGTGCGTTGTTATCGTTTTGACAGTTTCTGTTCCGTCAGCTGCGCGCAAGATAACTGTAAGATCATCTTGATCGAATATCTTAAAACTATAAGCAAACGTAGTGAGCGATCCATTACCGCTGTAGCTTACTTTACTTGTACTGCTGCTTACTGTCATAGCAATTCCTTACCTTGCTGCCCTAATACCATAATTTAAACCAATTGTGTAGTCTTTCATTCAATCGCCGCTGAATAACGTGGCGCTCTTGTTGGCGCTGTATCACCCGGACCCCACCAGTACTTTTGTCCAAAATCTCTACGATACTTTGTTTCTGCCCTACGAAACTTAGACCGCGCTTTTGGATCTGTCATAAGCTGTAGCTGATCCCATACTTTGCGCTCTAACGCTAACCTTGCATACCACAAAGAAGATCCCGGCAAGTATCTTTGCGTAAACTTAACTAGCTCTCCAGCTGCGTTTGTATCTTGACCAGTAGCAGCTTGATACAAATTATGTATTGTAAGTTTTTGCAAATCTGATCCAAAACTAAAAACAGGACCAGCTATCGTTTCTCCTAAACTTGCGTCAAATCTATTTGTGCCGGAAAAAAGAAAATCTCCAAAGATACCTAAACCACCACCTTGCATAAATGCAGCAAACCAAAACTTTGCAGTTTCTTCGCTGTCACCAAACATATCTCGCGGATCTCGCCCTTTAGATATTTCTTTAAGTTGCATAGCTAAAGCACCCATCATTGTAGTAGAGATAAGTAAGTTAGCGTAATAACCGCCTTTGCTTGATGTTTTATCTAACGTCAGACCTCGCATTAGGTGTGTGTTTACAACAGTAACGCCAAAGTTTTTGTACATGGCAACTGACCGCAACGTTTCACCAGTAAATGTACCCGGTTGTGTTTCACCTGTTAAAAAAGTACGACCACGAATAGAGTTAGATGGTACAGCAAAGTTTGTTTCAGTATTAATCATTTCTAAATACCGGGTAGCTACACTTTCTATTGTAGGCGCGTCTAAATCAGTGCGTTCCATAATATCAGTAGGGCGAATAAACTTTGCGCTTTTTTCGTCATACGGAGTTGTTGCACGTATAATATCCCATTCCGATTGGTTAATGTTGTAACGCTGCAAAGTGTCTTTAAAGTTTTTTTCTAAATCTTTAAAACTTCTTCCAGCCATCCGAGCAACGGAACCTTGGAACTCCATGCCAAACGCCCAACGTCCAGCGGTAGTAAAAGGAGATAAAAAAGAAGCGCGCATTACAAAGTCTGACACACGCCTTGTTATTTCTGGCCCAGACATATCACCTACATAACGCATTTGCCCGGCAGCTAAACTTGTCCAGCCTTCTGCAATTAAGCCACTGCTTATTGCTAACTCACCTTTTTGTTTAGCGTTCAATGGATTAACAAACTCTAAATATTGTTGCAAAGTTCTTGTTTGGCTTAATCCGCTAAATTGTCTAGCTAGTCTTTGAAAATTTATATCTGTAATAGCTGCTAAAGACGTTGCCCCTAACTGTGCCGACTGTATTACTTGACGCAAACCAGCAAACGTAGAAGCAACCACTCCATTTATAGGCGCATTATTTCTACCTGTAACAGCTTTATACATTTCATCAATTTTTTTGTTTGCTCTAACAGCCGCGTTTTCTGCTTTTAAATCAATATCACCAGATATACCTTTTACTTTTGCTTTTTGGGTTAGCGTTTGTTTAAGAAAACTTGTAGTAGCATCTGGATTAGGACCAAGTATTTCCATCATTGCAATGTCACGCGACATATTTTTCGTGTGAGCAATCATTGTATCGTACACGTTTGGATCACCAAATTCATTTTGGTATTTCATCCAACTATCAGCATTTTTAAAAATTAAAAACCTGTGATCTTGCCGGGCATTTGCTAAAGATTTTCCACGCCCTCCAAGACCTTTTTTAAGTTTATTAAATCCTTCTGCAATAATACTATCATAAACATCATTTAGCGCTATTTCTAATTGAAGATCATTAAGTGGTAATCCTGTTGTCTGATCTAGCATTTCTGTTTTATTTAGTAACGGCGCAATTTTTGTTTTCCATTGTTCACGCCCAGCTTTTGCTATAGAAAACCTATTATGCGTCTGAGGAAATCCATAATTTTTTTTCTTTGCAATATTAGCACCAGCGCGATTAGCTCTTTTACGCAACATTTCATGTGTGCTTGTCCAAGCTTGTGCAAGTTCTTTTGCACTTACATCACCTGTATTTTCACCAAACGCTTCTCTTATTAAATTCTTAAATTTTGCTTTATTGCGAACATTACCTATTACATTGCGGCGAAACGTACTAAGTATTTTGTGCATATTTGCATTAGCAAAACCAAGAATAGCCTCTTCTCTTTGTGCAACACTAGAGAATTTAGAATTATTATCTTGCTCATATAAAGCAATTGCACCAGCATTAGGATCTTTTTGACCTAACCTATTTGTATAATTATCAATGTCTTGCAGCCGACCTTGCACTGTACGCATCTGCATTATTTTTTGACGCTTGCTGTGCATCTTTTTGTTTTTAATTTCATTAAACGCATCTTTGCCAGCTTCTGCTTCGGCAGCTGTTTCACTCATTTTTCCCTTGTGAAACTCTAACTGTTGCTCGTACACTTCACGCACTTGATCCGCTTGATCTCTTGTAATCTCGTTTCCGTTTTCTAGATCATCAATACACTTTTTAAAACTCATAACGGACACCTTGATATTGCATCAACCATTGCATCATCTTGATCTATTTCATCAAGAAGCTGCCTAGCTGTTACTGCGTTAATTTTAAAGTCACCAGTAAGATCATCAATTTCATCCAAACTTTCTAATGGAAATTTTTCATCTAACAAGCTTTCGCTAATAGTAGGTGTGTCTAGCTCCTCAAAGCTTTCAGAGATCTCTCCAACAGTAGTTGGCCTAGCGGTCCGTCTAACTTCCGGGCCGCTTTCAACTCCACCTCTTCTAAGTCTAATACTCGTGTCTTTGAGGAGTTCCCCGGTTTCTGTGAGGACTTCATGGTATCCGTCTTGAGGTCCGTTGTTGTCGATCCTGTAATAGCCATCTGCTATACCTTTCTGTTGCACTGCATTAAAAGTTTTGCTTGGGTTTTCACCTACTTTTACTACATATTTTGGGTTTACTAAGCGACCTTTTGATGCAAAGCGTTGCAACATACGCTGCATTGCGTTGTCAAAAGATACCGCCATATCGACTACTTCTATACTATAGCCCTTTTGTTTAATCATAGAAATAGCGTCTTGTATACTTTCTGCTTTGCCGCCTACTTTTGGCAACACAATATTATCACCTTCTTCTAACAAAGTTCTAAGCAAAAGGTTTGACATTAAAGAACTTTCTTCATGGATTGCATTTGCACCGATACCACCTTCGTATTCTGGCAATAGCCTCTTTGCTTCATCTGCATCGACAATAGACGCACCCATTTTGCGCGCTATAGGATTAGCAAACGTACTTTTTCCGGCAGCTGGTGGCCCAAGTATAATTACTGCTTTCTTTTCTTTTCTAATAGCATTAGCTGGTAAATCTATCTTATCATCTATCCAGCCTAGACTGCGCGCTGTTTTAACCATATCGCGCATAGCATCGTCAAAAGTACCGTTGTTACTACCGTCAACAATGTACTGTCGTTGATTAAACCAATTTGACATACTTTCTACATCGTTTTCATCTTTTGGAAAGCCCGGCATTTTATTCGTTTCGGGCCTAGTTTCCATATCTTCAACGGCTCTTACAATGTAAGGATGTCGTATTAAAGTTTCATTATTAGGATTATTTTTAAGTTGCCGCTGAAAATCTAATTTGTATTCATCAAGTATTTCATTAACATCTAGATCTTGACGCAACCCGGCATCTAATATTCTAGCTTGTTCCTCTGCACCTTCGCTAAAGAGACTGTCGAATTTGTCTAGCTCAATTTCCTCTGCATCTGTTCGTATCTGAGGGATTTCTTCTGGAGCATCGAAAGAGCGTCCAGCATCGCTAATTTCTGCGCGGTCAAACTCGCCATCTGAAATTGCTCGTCGGACATCCTCGACAAAGCTTGTTGTAGAGCGGTTGTAGTTCCCGGTTTCTTTTGCTTGCCTTGCTGCTGCTGTAAGAGCTTCTGAGAGGTTGCCCTTCCTGTTTGCTTGGCTTTGGAGGAGCGAGATCGCTTTGCCATCGTTTGTTGCCCTTCTTTTGTTTGCTTCGTTTGCTAGTTTGTTACCTTCATCTTCCAGCCTGTCTGCATTTTTAATTAAATTCTGAAAAGAGTTTTTATCTTTGCGTAGTTGTTTTTGCGCCCGGTCTAAAACTCTTGCGCGTTCGGCAAACAAGCTTTGCGTTAATACTTCTTCACCAAATAAGTTTTCTTGCGTTTCGCTAACAAGTTCTGTTTCGCGTACCTGACGCACTATAGCCTCTGCTTGAAACTCATTAGATGGTTCTGTTTTTGACAATACATCTAACGCTGCTTTTTGCATTGAAGCATCATCTGACATTAGCCTACCAACAATAGCTGCGTAGTTTGGCGCAACTATTTCGTTTTTAACCATGCCCCACGCATCATCTGACAACTGTGACAAGTCTCTAGCCTGTCGAACAAATGCAGATTTTGGCGGTAGCTCAGTAATTCTATCCGGGTTTATGCGTAGTATCTTTGCTGCATCTATAACAGTGCCAGTACCTTCAGCTATATTTTTAAGTGCAGCGATAACAGTTGCTTCATCTGGCGTAATGCCATCTTTCTCACGCAACCTAAAACCTACCATACGCACATCTTGCTTAGGATCTTGGTCCATAATACGCTTGGCTAAACCTAGCCGCTGGTGTCCATCTGCTACGAACAAACGACCATCAGCGTATTCATACACTGTAATCATTCCAGCTTTTATTGGATCAAACTCTGTTACACCTTCTAACCTATCGGTAACACCGTATATGTCACCACCTTCTTTAAACTGAAATGTCTTGGCATCTACATCAATATCGCGTGGATTAAACTCTTCAACTACTCCACCTATATTGTTAGCTTGGTTTATATTTTCTGGTATTGTTACTTGCGCTTCAGTATTGTCTGAAAGCTTTGGCATTTCACCATCGTTAATAGCAACCGTTGCTTCTCTTAATCTGGATTGATGTTCTAGCTCTCCGGCAGCTGTTTTTTGTAATGGATTGCTTTCACCTATAGATTGTGTCGCTTCCTCTAATATTTCAGCTGCTTGCTGAATATCTGTTTTCTTTCCCCGGCTTAAAACTTGTGCGCCTTTTTTCGCTTGCTCTACTGTAAGCCCTATAGTTTTGCCACCGATTTTTAAACCAATAGGAAACGCTCCACCAATTACAGCAGCACCACCAACGTTAGTTACAAAATCTTCCCAAGTGTATTCTAATCCTAAACTTTCATACCAATCTTTTACACCGGGTTGCTGTATTGCCTCGACACTAGCATTAGTAATCGCCTCTCCAAACACAATACCTAAAAAACCTTTACCAAGCCTAGCAGCTGGTATTGCCATAAACGATTGGTTAATAGGATCTTCAGCGCCCGAACCTAAAAAACCTAGCAGCCTGCCGCTTGCCGCACCAATACCCGGCGATCTCTCCGTTAGTTCAGCTAGTTCGCCTTGCTCAGAAAAATATTTATTTCTTGCTTCTTGACGCCAAATATCATCACGCCCTGTATCTAATACAGTGTTGACTATGTTTTCTGGCAAAACATCTTGGTTTTGTTTAACATATTTTTCTATTTGTTTTATTTCAAAATCGTAGCGTTGTGGTCCGTAATATCTTGCTGCTTCACCCGAAACTATTTCAAAAACATTTGGCCTAATGTAATTACCGGGATTTTTAAAAGACATACCAGTTACATCTTGTATTTCTTCAACAATCGGCTCCCATGCGTCTTTTATATAGCGCTCTTCTGATGATCCACTTTGCATTAAGCCAGCATCAAAAGCTTGAGAAAGGTTTTCTAAAAACCCACCTAACGGTTTACTTGCTCTAGGAGCAGAGGCAAACGCCAGTTTATTTACTTCGTTTGGTAAATAGCTAGCCATTAATTATCTTCCGGGTAATCTTTAATTAAATTTAATACGCCTTTAACAACAAACTTATTTACTTTTAAATTGTTTTGTCGTGCGTATTCTTCTATGTCGCCAGACGTAAGGGCTGACAACTCAAGCGCTTCTTGTTTTAAACTTTTGTGTATTTGTAATGCGTAACGCGCTTCCATTTTTAAATAGTCTCGTTCTTCTTTTCCGTCTATTTCTAATTCATCAAATTCATCATCAATTAAAAGAAAATTACCATTAAGTTTTTTTCCACCTGTAGAAACTTTAGAAGGTTTGCCGGAAGTATCAGGACCAATACCAGCTAGATCTAGTATTTTGTTCATTCTTTTTATTTCGCTTTTTGTTTGCCCTACAGTTGTTCTGCCGTAATCACCGATTGTTTTTGATCTTCCGGGTACGGTTTCAAACTGCCGTGAAGATGTAGATCCCGGTAATGGTTTGCTGCTATTATCTACAGGTTCATTTGTAACTTGCGCCGCACCTACCGCACCGCTGCCACCACCCTCTACTTTAACAGCTGGTAGCCTAGACGCTGTTACAAGCTCTTCCATAGTAAACATAATATCGTTGCCATCGTTATCAGTCATAACACCAAAATCGCCAGATCCATACTGACCACGAATAACACCGTAAACAATTTTACCGTTTTCACGACCAAGCGCTTGTAAACTATATCCATCACCATCTTGTATCTGATTGAAAAGCTCTTCATCTATTAAGGTGCTAGTAGCTATTGCGCTAAAATTTTCTCTTGTTATATCTTGTAATGCTTGCTCTACTTCTTCAGATGTTCTATTTGGTGGCAAGATAGTTTGCACATTTAAAACTTTTTGCACACCACCAGCTTTGCCGTTTGTTCCACTTGCAATCTGCACAGCTTCAATCCAAAGATCTTGGTCATATTCCTTTTCAACCCTACGTGATAACACTTCTGCGTAATACGCTAGTGCAACATCTTTAATATTCTTTTTTAAATTTGCATTAAGTTCACCCGGCAACAATTCATACGCTGCGCCAATAACTTCAAACATTGTGCTTTCTGCTTCACGCATATCACCGCCCTCTATCGGCACACCGTTTGCGTTTATTTCTTCTATACCTTTAAATATTACTTCAGCTTGTGGCATAAGCCCATCTTGCATAAGACCAGCAACGTGCATCGTGACAGGCGCTTGCCCAGATAGTTGCTCAAGCACAGACCCGGCGTGTCTGCCAAAAATTTGGTTCACAGTAGTAATAGCTCGCATTTTTTCTAAAGCCGTACCTTTGTTTAAACTTGGAGCATATTCAGCTACTTCTGTTGGCGTAAGAAATTTTATAGGACCATCAATTTCGTAATGACCGTGTATCGCAATCGCATCGTTTATTCTTTTAGAAATCCCGGTGTTGTCAATACCACCTGTAAAGTTAGAACTTTGTATTGCTTGTGGAGATAAATCTATTGGAGTTATATCTACAGACCCTACCGTAGACGCATAACCTACAGGATCAGATTTAAGTTGTTTCTCCATGTTTGCTTTGAAGCCGCGCAAAAACTCTAGACCTAGACTTGCCTGACCTTCTGTAAGATCTGGCCTTTCTAAGCTTTTTATTAAATCATCTATCCCTTTAGCGTTACTTACACCTTTTACAGCTTGGGAAAGATTGTTTAAAAAACTTAAATCAGCAAGACCTTGTGTAAGTTGCGCTTGATCTGCTTCTTCTAAAAACGGCATAGTCTGTTGTGCTAAAGCTTGTAACTGATCTATTGCGCCATCAGGTAACGACAAACCTTTTTGTATTGAAGAAGTGTAATCAGTTACTGTGGACATAGCTTCTTTGCCAGCCTGTATATTTACCCTTTCAAGTTTCTTTTGTTCAGCTGATCGAGCATCAAAAAACGCTGCACCAGCGCCAAGACTTTGCAATAGTTTCGCCGCATCATTCATCGGCAACATCTCAAGCAAACCAATCTGCAAACGCCCGGCTTGACTATTCGCTAGCACACTTTCTCTACCGTCTGCTCTTTCTTCATCTGGCCTACTTTGCAATTGCTGTAACTCATTTAGAGTAAGTCGTAACTCCTCTAGATCTTGTACAGGTGTGCCGCTGCTGTTGAGCGCTGCACGTATGTTGCCAAGAATACCATTGTACAAAGCATTGTACTCTTGCTGCTTTAATGCACCGGGATTGCCTAAACCTAGCTGTGCAAGCCTAACAGAGTTAATGCCAAAGTTATTTGCGTGGAGTTTTGCTTCGTTTAGTTCTTTAGCGTTTGCAATGTTTTGGGAAAACTGCACCGCTGCATCGGCTCTTGTTTTCTGCGTAGCTGCATCAAGCTTTGTATCTATCGTACCGCGTAAGCTATACCTATAGGTTAGCTCCATCTGATTAAAACGATCAGTTAATATACGTTGACTTTCTCTATCCCTTACACCGTCGAGCAAATCTTCTCTAGCTGTTTTACTAGCTAGCGCCCACTGCCCTTCTTCTTCTTTACCACCCTCATTGAAAACTGAAGAAAGTTCTCCCGGCTCAACTCTTGATAGTCTGCGCGCGTCCTCTCGCAGCGTTTCTTCACCAGCGAGTAACTTTTGATTTATCTGTGCTTCCCTAGCAGCTTTGTATCGCGTAGCGGCAAACTCACCAAGCTGGCTGGTGGCAGCTTTAAACACACCAGCTTTAGCTTCTGCCTCTCTAATAAACGGTGCAGCACTTGCTCTTGCTCTAAAACTACGGCCCGGCGCTTCGCTTGTGGGTGTGCTACCAGCACGATAGATAGGTATACGCATTAATATTTACCTTTTATTAAGCAATTTTAAAAGCATCAGTATTGTAGCCAATACGCGCAGCAGAACCAAATCCAGCTATCAAGCTTGCTGTACCTTGCGATCTTAATGCAGCAGCTGATGCACCAGCTTCCATACGCGATAACTGCGCTGTTAGTCTTGTATCTTCTTGAGCATCGTTTATCTGCATATTGGTAACGTAGTTATTAAACTTGTCTACAGCAATTTCATAATCGCTTTCTCGCCCACCCTCACGTAAAACTTGCATTGGTGTACCTACAGCAATATCAACACCAGCATAAGCAAACCCGGCTACAGCCTCACCTTGCGTTTTGCGAAACGCCATACGCTTACGTTTGTTAGAAATAAGCACATTATTATTAATAATAGTGCGTTGATTTTCTAGTAGATTAACATCACGCTCAATGATTTTTGCGTTAAACTCACCAACTCTTGCAGTCGCTGCCGCTGCTTTATTTGCAGCTTTCTTGTCTGCTATGCCGCCAAGAACTGACGAACCCATCATTAAAAATGGCAGTGCATCCATTTTGCGTACCTTTCGTAATCTAAACCATCTGGCCCATACTTGTGCATTACACCTTCGCTAGTAAAGCCTAAAAACTTTGCAAGCTTATGTGCATTTGTAAAATCTGACCTGACAACAGCTTGTACTCTTGTCAGTTTCAGTCTTGTTATGGCGGCATCTAACTCACGTTTAACTAAACGTACTGTCTGTATTCGCTTGCCGTTCATTTCTCGCGTAGGCAAAAACCATGCTTCTGCTACGCCTTCCCATAAAGGCGCTAGACCTGTAACTGCGTAAACCTTGCCTTTGTCTATAAGTGCCAAGCCTCTACCCGGTTGTAAATAAACAGGCATTGCAGAAAGGACTAAACCTAACTGCGAATTGTTTTGCAACGGAACACGATCCGCTACATCTAAAACATGAACTTTACTAAGTGGTCTTGCTATCATTTATCAAAAGTATTCATCCTTGGGTACAGCGCTAATACCGTTAAGGGTAATGGCTGCGTCTGTTGTAAGTATATCCTATCATCATCGTCAAAGCCACCGGGAAACTCCACATCTTTATCACCTGAGAATAAAGGTACAGCAGCATCCATATCCATTGAGCTATCACGGAAAAATATACGATCCATTTCGGAACTATCATTACCTACTTCTACACCCACCGTTTCAAACAATCTTACTGTAATACCGTGTATTCTTTTTGGCTTGCCTTGACTTGTGCCATCAGAAGATCCGCTTTCGATCCGTAGAGTTTGCATATTAGAAGTGTATCCATATCCAATAGCTGCGCTAGTTGCTGAGAAATCAAGTGCTATAGATGCGCTTGATACAGTCTTATTTGCATGACTTGCACCGTTAGCAAGTACAGAAACAGTTTCACCTTCTAAATGGTACAGCGTACTAAAACTACTTACTGCACCACCCGAATAAGATAGCCCACTATCTACAAAAAATGCTGCTGTTGTTGTGCTGCCAAAATCAAAATCCTTCATGCGTTCTACATATCGCCGGGTAACACTATTGATAGTGCGTTTGACAATCATGTATAACTCGTCATTACCTGTATCTGTAGGCAAGGTTGCAATGCTTTCTACTACAGCTTGCCCACCAGAAAAACTACCGCCGATTACGTGTTTATGCCAAGCAACAACTTGCTCTTCACGCCGATACGTTAAACCTACCAACGCACCATCTGAACGAATAGCCCATACAATATTCTCTGGTTCTTGTTGATACGCAAAACTTTCTAAGCCACCTTCAGTAATATGCTCTGCTAACACTGTAAGATCCGGCGCTTGATACCCGGCAGTGTTTACCTCACCAATATACTTAAACTCACGCACCTTCCTGTTGCCGCGTTGCAGAAACAACGTAACATCTGCGACCTGTACAGGCTCTGTATTAGCCGATCCATAGTTAGAATACTTACGAATTTGCGTTGTAGTGGGCGTAATAGGGCCGTCATTTGTAGTTGTAAGCACGTACTCACCGCCGGAAGTACCTATCGTTAGCACTCGCGTAGCTGATAAATACCTAATATTATTTACTTGGTTAGATGCAATAGTGTAAATTAAAGCATCATCTGCATTTGTTCCTGTATGGAAATTGAGATAATCAGCGCTTTTGCTAAACCATATTGTTTGTGGCTGGTTATTAGATGCAGCAAACACTAACCGTTGCTCAAAGAATGTTACAACACTTGGATAATTATCGCTCCCTACCAAAGAAGGAGTGGAGTTTTCGTTTATTGTAGGCGTGGCAAATGTCCAAGCATTGTGGTTTGTACGTGACAAAGTACGAATTGCGTAACTTGGATGCACAAAATACATAACATCAGCACTTTGAGCAAAACGTAAATTAAATATATCAGCCGCTGCGTATGGCGTTGCTACTTCAAATATTTCATCTACTGCACCGCCGGATGTATAAGTCGTAAAATTTGTTGTGTTAATGTTGGTTCCAAACAAATTCTGCAATGTGAATGTGTTTGTTGTAACGTTAGCCACTTTATAATTACGACCATTTAGTTCTGTCATACCGCCGACATTATCTAAAAATATTTCATCGCCGTTGCTGTAGCCATGAGAAGATATTGTTACTACGCCGGGGTTTGCTTTTGTAACAGCTGTAATGTTTTGTGCAGATCCTTTTAAAACCTGAGAACCATTGCGGTACACACGCATTATCTGATCGCCAAACACAAGTATGTATGTGTCTGTTGTTTTAAACTGAAATGGTATTAGTCTAGTTTTGACACTGCTATCTTTTACAGTGCCAAGATACTGCGTACCCGGCCTACGTGTTACACCACCATGAGGTTGCACTACCATATTAGTTAGATCTGACAAACCAGCCTTGTACTTTTCTAGCGTAATACGCCCTTCTAGGCGTGGCGATATTTCACCAGCTGTAAATGTACTTAATGAAGGTGCGGATCTCGCCATTACATTCTTGCCTCAATGAAGTCATTAGCTTCGATACGTTCTGGCGCACCCTCAGTTGCGTCTTGAAACGTACTTTCTTTTAGTTTTCTATCGTAATCAGCTGCACATAACTGTCTTACAGTAGTAGATCCTGTAATTGCATACGATATTTCATACGCTAATCTAGCCGCTAATGTTTCAATTATCCCGGCATCGTACTGTTGTGGGTCCGTAATCCGGGCAACATACTTGATTTTTGCAGTACCTTCGTCTGTTAACAGCTTACGACCCTCAATAATAAACGCCGGAGTATCGCTATTGCTTCTCATGTTATCATAAGGAAACGTTAGCGTACCATTACTAAACTCTAAAACACGCAAGCAATAAGGATCTGTAGGCAGCGCATATTGTTTACCATAACCATATGTAGGCGCTGTACTCTCTTGTGCTAGCTCTGCCCTACGAATTAAACAATTCCAAGGATGCGATCTAAACACACTATCTCTTACCGCTTCGTATCGCTGGTTTACAATGCGCGCTGGTTTGCTGTTTTCATCTAGCGCAGTAATATTAGATGCACCTAAACTGTTAAGCGCATAGTTAGCAATATCAACGGTACTTGTCATTCTCTATCTCCAATAAAAAAGAGGGGGCGCAAACGCGCCCCACTCTATTAGTCTAGAACGTACTTAACAGTTAGTTCAACAGTACCAGTGCCAGCGCCACCGCCCATTGTAACCGTTACAGGTACACCGTCTTCGTTAGCATCTAACTCTGTGCCGGAGCCTAGAGCTAGTGTAGCGATTACGTCTACCTTTTGCGCTGATGTAGAAGCCGCAGCCGCTTTATAAGCCGCCGCTGCTGCGCTTACCGCTGTACCAGCTGCGTTAGTATGTGCAGCATAGCCAACAGACAAGGTTGTTCCCGAACCCATTGCATCATGTGCAAGCGATCCTTCTAACAATCTTGCGCCATCAGGCATGATAAACATCTCAATAACGTCACCAGACGCTAAAGAAGATGCCTCATAAGTACCATGAGCAACTCTAATTCTGCCGCTCATTTCGTTTGCTTTGTTCATCACGGCTGGTGTAGCTCGTGAATTAGTGCGTTGTGCTGAATAAACAGTAGCCATTAGTCAACCTCCTTATTCGTTACACGCAATTTCTACTACTTTACTTTCTTCCATGCGTGTAGCACCGATAGACTGACAGTAATAGACTTGCGTTGAGTAAGATTTATCAGCACGTTCATCAATACGAGCAGATGGTTCTTTACCAATTGCTAGCTTGATACCGTCACTGGCAAAAGCAATAACCTGACGGTCACTGTTGCTGTCAGTGTTCAAACGATTAGATACGATAAAGTTAAAACCAACAAATGAGTTTAACTCACCTGTAGCCAAAGCCTTAACAGTATTAAAATCACTTGACGTTACGGTTGTATTGTTAAGCAGATCAGAGATTTGCTTTGGCGATACAATTATGTGCCGTGTGATTGATGGATCAACAGAGTTTGCATCTAAGGTTTCTTTTGCACTTAGAAGCTTTGCAATAGTTAACCCGGCGCTGCCATGTGCAATTTTCTGTCCAGCTGGAAGCGCTGTAGAAGTGCTGCCATCTTTACCAGTAGTTGACGTACCGAGAGCCGCAGTGATAATTACATCATCCATTGCTCTACCCATAGCTGCCGCTGCTGCCCTAGAATAAGTAGATGTTGGATCAGCTAGCAAACGTACTTTGTCTGCATCGTCGATCAAATCTGCGTATTCATAGTCTGCCATTGTTACCATCCGTCTGCTGTGTGGTGTTTCCACCAAAGGCGTATCAGCATGGCGTGAAGTTCGTAGAACAGCTGCCGCTGCACCTACTTGGTCGAAAAAAGCTTTTTCACCGTTCACACTTTCCGAGTCTACTGCATCTCGCAGCAACGAACCCATTTGCTGTGATAGCATTTGGATATTCGCGGAAAACTGTTGAACAAAAGCTGTAGTAATCTGAGTAGACATAAGTCTCTCCTTTACAGTTTAGGTTTAAGTTTGCTGCGCGTGGTTATCCCTTTCGGGGCCAATGCTACTAATTAGGTTAGCTACTCCGCTTGACGCACAAGCTTGACGTTCTGGGCCTTTCGGTTATCCAGTAAAATAAGAACGTAAGTGCAAAGCTTCATCAATATAATTTTGATGTTCAGCGTGGAATTTATCCCAATAGGGAGATCCTTGTTGAACAACTTCATTATATCGCTGTTTTGCATCTTGCGAACTCATAACCATTTCAGTCGTTTCACCGACTAAATTATCTTCTCCTAGAAGTTCAGCTACTTTTGTAAACGCTCTGACAAT